TCTCAGGCACATTCGAAGTCGCCGGCACGGTCGACGGGACCAACTGGACGCCGATCCCGGTGCGCGCAATCAACGTCGCGGCCGTCGGCTATGTCGCGGCGATCACGGGCACGGCGGCAGGGGTCTGGATTGGTGGCTGCCTCGGTTACCGGCAGGTGCGCGTGCGCTGCACGGCGTACACATCTGGTTCGGCGACCGCCTATCTGATGACGTCGCTGGCGCCGGATAACGCGCCGCAGACCATGACTACAACCACGCTGGCCACGGCCGTCGGCGCTGCTGGTGCTGCTGTCACGCTCACCATCGCATCCCCCGGAACAGGCCTGCGCCACTACCTCACATATCTTTCAATCAACCGCTTCGCGACCGCGCTGCTGACGGCGGCAGCGGCGCCCGTAACCGTGACCACGACCAACCTGCCGGGCAGCATGGCCTTCAGCTTCCCGGCCGAAGCTGCAGCGCAGGGCACGATCGACCGCTGGCGCGAGGATTTTGCGTTTCCGGTGGCGTCGTCGGCGCAGGGCACCGCGACCACGATCGTCTGCCCGGCCACCACCACCGTGATCTGGCGCGTGTCGGCGGGTTACTTCGTTGCCCCGTAAGACGCGGTGCGTTGAGACCCGAGGGGCTTTACCGCGCTCTCCTGCCAAACGGAAGCCGTCATGAAACCTATCCTGAACAACCAGAGCTTCACGCGGCCAGCGGACACCACGGCCTATGCGGCCGGTGATCTGATTGCGAACTCGACCACGGCGGGATCGGTCACCCCGCTGACGTTCAGCTTCTCCGAAGGCATCGGCCCGCTGTGGCTGCGCAGCGTGACCTTGCGGAAGTCGCAGGCCTCGTTCGCGAACGCCAACTTCCGGTTGTGGTTCCTGAACGCGAGCCCGACTGTCACCAATGGCGACAATGGCGCGATCGCCGGCGCCTTCCTGTCGACGGTTCTGTTCGAGCCGATCCTGCTGGACACGATGACGGTGCTGACCAGTGGCGGGGCAATCGGGACATCGATGTTCGACGATGGCATGCTGCCGATCACCGCGCCGGTCTATGTGCTGATCGAGGTCTTGGCGGCTTATGCGCCAGCGAACGCCGAGACCTTCTCCGTAGACGTGGTGGCGCGCTCGTGAGGTTCAACAACCGCGCCTTCTCTGAAGCCGAGCAGCTGACCAGGCTGGTCGCGATCGACACCGACACTTCCGGCTTCATCAAGGACACCGAGGGCTGGCGGATCCTTTCGGCATCGGCCATCGCGCAGACGCTGACCGGCATCGTCACGGAGACGACGCTCGCCACGATCACGATCCCGGCCGGCGCGCTTGGTCCCAACGGTATCCTGCGCGTGACCACGCTGTGGAGCCACACCAACAGCGCCAACAACAAGACGATCGCGATCCGGCTGGGCGGTACGGGCGGCACGCTCTATGCGCAGTACAACGTCACGGCGACGGCGGCGACGCGCGACGAGCGGCAGATCCATAACCGCAACTCGCAATCGTCGCAGGTTGGCTATCACGTCGGCGGCGGCGCTGCTGGCGGCTGGGGCACGAACTCGGCGAACGCCGCTGTCACATCTGCCGTCGACATGAGCGCAGGCACCACCCTCGTCATTCGTGGCGCCGTGCCGACGGCGGCTGAAACGCTGACGCTCGAGAGCTATCTCGTCGAAGTGTCGTATCGCGCGTAACGGGAGCCCGGATGATCTGGACCGACATTCCCGCAGGCGAGATTTCAGCCTATGAGACGCAGGCCCAAATTCGCCTGACGCTGCTTCGCTTTCTTGGAACCAGTGAGGCCCGCACGACGTTCCTCACGTCAATTCCCGACGCTGATGTGAGGGCGCGCTTCGAGGCGGACTGGGCAACGTTTTGCGCCGATGAGGCTGCGCGTCTGGCGCGCATCGCCGCGACAACGCCGCCGCCGCAGGAGTAAGCGCTCCCGCAGTGCGTTGAGCCCAACGCACCGGACGCGCGTTTCTGCGCGCCATGAAGGTCAAGTCATCTGCCCCCAAGGAAGATCCGGAGACGGCTGCGCGCCGGCAGGTTGAAGAGGCGCGTGCGGAAGCGGATCGAACGTCGGCGACGCAGGGCATGCTTGATCGTCGCACGCGGCGGGTGATGCGGATCTTTGGCAAGGTGTCTGGTGGCACGTCAGGCCGGTCCGGTGTCGTGGCGCCGGTGATCAGCAGCGGCAATGCCGGCGGCGGGTTTGCGAGCTTCGCAGGCGGCGCGGGCGGGTCCGGCGGCGGCCGCGGTGACTTCACCAGCCCGTATGCCTCGGTTGTGTTCTGATGGCGGACAAGCCAGAGGACACCGCGCGCAAGAAGCTGCAACAGCTGGTTCTCAAGAAAGTCGAGGACGCGCGTCGGGACCGGAACAAGCGGGCGCCGCTGATCAACGAGACCTATCGGCTGACGGCGCCCTGGCGGCGGCGGGTGCAGACATCGGCTGAAAGCCTGAAGGATGCGCCGGGCATCACCGACGAAGAGCTCGCCGACATCGCAGATGCGACAATGGCCGAGACGATCGCTGACTTTGCGTCGGACATGATCTCGCAGTTCACGCCGGACAACGAGGAATGGACGAAGTTCAAGGTCAAGGAAGCGATCCCGGCCGAATTCAAGAGCCGCGCCGAAGGAATGGCCACCACCGTGCAGAGCCGGGTGTTCGAAGCCCTGCAGGACAGCACCTATTACGATGCCGCGCCTCAGTGCTTCCAGGAGCTCGCCAACGGCACGATGGGCGTGCGCCTGCGCCGGCCCGAGCGCGGTGGCGAGCAGATCACCTTCGAGCCGATCGAGCCCGCCGACCTGCTGCTGTGCCACTCGCCGACGCGCGGCGTTGCGGATATGCGCTCCACCGAAGCCGTGATCGAGTATTCGGAATTCAAGTCGCTGTATGGCCGTGCGGCGAAGCTGCCGGCTGGCAAGCGGCCTCCCAAAGATGACGAAGAGGTAACCGTCATCGACGGCTTCTATCGCTGCTGGGAAAATCCCCAGGGCGATCGCGCCTGGCGTCGGTTCGTAACTTTGAATGGCGACGTGGTGTTCGAGCAGTACGTCTCGGATGACGCCGACGTCGACATGATCGTGGCCCGCTGGGAGGTGAACGGAAAATCCGCCTGGGGTGTCGGCGCGGCCTTCCGCGCACAGCCAGCGCAGCGCGGGCTCAACGAGCTGACCTCGCTGATCATGACGGCGGCGGGCAAGCACGTCGACACGCCGGGCTTCTATGTGGACGATGGCGTCGCCAACCTCGAGCAGGGCTTCGAGGCCGGCGACATGATCCCGGTTTCCGACAGTTTCGATGTGAAATGGTGGGAGCCCGCAGGCCAGCTCGACATCTCGTTCTTCACCGAACAAGACCTGCGCATGATGGTCCGTCACGCGCTGTTCCAGGACAAGCCGGAGCAGAAGGGCAAGACCCCGCCGACGGCCGAACAGTGGCAATCGCTCGAGGTGCGCTCGCGCCAGCGCTGGGAGATCCCGCGGGGCAAGATCGTGCGCGAATGGGTGCTGCCGATCGTGCAGTGGACCAAGAAGGAGCTTGAGCGGCAAGGCCAGCTTGGGCCATACAAGATCGACAGCCGCATCTTCCAGATCGTGCCGAATTCGCCTTTTGCGAAAGCGCGCCAGCAGGAAGAGTTCGTGCGCGCAAACGATCTTCTCCGCGCGTTTGCCACCTACTCGGCCGACACCTTCCCGGTCGACGTCGATATTCCGGCGACAATGCGGAACCTGCAGCAGGCGCTAAACGACAAGCTGGTGGTGGTGCGCGACGAGAACACGCGTGCCCAGATCATGGCGTTCCTCGCCAAGCAGCAGACCGGAGTTGACCCGAATGCCCCCGAGCAGCCGCCCCAATAGGGGAGCGATGTCGTATCAGGGCGTCCTGCGTCGCCAGCAGGGCCGCGCGCTTGCCGACGATGACAAAGACGTGGCTGCAGCGCTCGCCCGCCTGTCCGAAACCAGCGATGGCGACCTGTTCCTGCGGTGGATCCATCAGCAGACGATCGGCCGCACGCTTCCTGACGACGCGTCAGACGGTGCGTTGAGGGCATCTGAAGCGCGAAAGAGTTTCGCCGCCACGATTTACAACATGTTGGATCGAGGCCTGAAGCGGAATGCAAGTGCAGGAAAACCCGGGAAACCCTAGCGCCACTCCGGCGCCTGCCCCGGCTACGCCTGCCGCTGCAACCCCCGCTGCTGCGACGCCCGCCGCCGCCGCCACTCCCGATCCGAACAACCCCAATCCGGCGCCGGCTACTCCGGCTGCTGCGGAACAGGCCCCTGCTCCGACACGGCCCGACTGGGCGCCGGAAACCTTCTGGGATGCGACCAAGGGCGAGCTGAAGGGCGAAGACATCGGCAAGATCCTCGCGTCTCATGCCGAGCGCCAGGCCGACGTCATCACCGACCCGACCAAGGCCACGATCAAGAGCGATCTCAAGGGCAAGGACGGCAAGCCGATCGAGTTCAACGCCGAGAGCCCGCTGCTGAAGGCGGCGGCCGAGATGGGTGCGAAGCGCGGCTGGACCAATGGCGACCTCTCGGCGATGGCCGAGATCGTGGCGACCGCGCAGATGGCCGCCCTCGAAGCCGAAGAAGCCGACATTCTGGCGCTGGGCAATGGCGATCGCAGCAAGGCCGACCAGCGCCTGACGGCCGTGCTGACCAAGGGCGCCGCCCTGATCGGCGCTGACGAACAGGGCAATGTTTCACCTGATGCCACGAAAGCGCTGTCGACGCTGCTGGCCTCGATCCACTCACGCGCCGAGTTCGAAACCCTTGAAAAGCTGATCAACGCGGCAGGCGGACCGAATGCGGCCGCGGCAGGCGGCGGCGGACAAGTCACTGACATTGCGAAGCGTTGGTATCCCAACGAAGCCAAAAAGGCAGGCTGATAAATGGCGGGTCTATCGTCGAACTACATCACCCTGGCCGACGTGGCCAAGCGTCAGAATTCCGACAAGTCGATTGCCGACATTGTCGAGATCCTGGCGCAGATGTCGCCTGTTGCCCGCGCGGGATACGCGCTGGAGTGCAACGACGGCGCCCGCACGCTGACGACGCTGCGCAACAACATCCCGTCGCCCACCTGGGTGCAGTACTACGACCGGATCACGCCGGTTAAGTCGAACACCCGCCAGGTCACCGATACGACCGGCATGCTCGAGGCGATGAGCTCCATCGACAAGCGCCTGTACGACCGCACGCCTGACAAGGAAAAGCTGCGGATGCAGGAAGCGCTGGCGATCATGGAGGGCTTCGCCCAAGAGATCGAAAGCACGTTCTTCTACGGCAACACCGGCACCAGCCCGCTGGAATTCCTCGGCCTTGCCCCGCGCATGAACAGCCTGTCGGCCGAAAACGGTCGCATGATTGTCGACGGCGGCGGCACTGGTTCGACCAACACCTCGATCTTCCTCGTGACCTGGGGCCCGCGCACGGCGCACCTGCTGTATCCGCAGGGTTCGGCTGGCGGCCTGACCCGCGAAGACAAGGGCGCCCAGCGCTCCGAAACGGCCTCCGGCGTCATGTACGTCATCGAGGAAATGTTCAAACAACATTGCGGCTTCGGGATGCCGGACTGGCGTTACAATGGCCGCCTCGCCAACATCGACGTCAACAAGCTGAACACCGCGGGCGCGACCGACCTGGTCGACAAGCTGATCACGCTTCTCTACCGCCTGCCGACGCGCAAGAGCACGACGGGCTTCTCGGGTGAAGGCGCGCCGGTGAACATCACGCCGACGCTGTACTGCAACACCACGATCAAGGAAGCGCTGGAAAAGCAGATGCTGCGCCAGCCGAACGGCTTCCTCACGAAGGCCGAGTTCATGGGCGAGGAGGTGATGACCTTCCGCGGCATGCCGATCCTCGAAACCGACGGCATCAACAACGCCGAAACCCGCGTCACCTGAGAGGCATAAGATGCTCGGAGATAGTCTCTGGAATTTCTGCGGCGCATCGCCTGGTCAGGCGATCACGGCCAGCGCGGCCTCGACGAACTATGTCGACACCGGGGTTCGTTCTATCCCCCCGGGCGGCCACACCGCTACGCCGGTCTCTGACCTCGGCAAGGGCACGCGTATCCCGATCCTGATCCAGGTGACGGAGACTTTTGCCACGCTGACCTCGCTGACGGTCGGCGTGCAGGTCGACGACAACACCGGCTTCTCGTCGGCTGCGACCGTGCTGTCCTCGCCCGCCATCCCGGTGGCGTCGCTGGTCGCCGGCTACCAGTTCGTGATCGACATGATCCCGCCGAAGACCAATGAGCGTTACATGCAGCTCTACTTCACTGTGGCTGGGTCGAACGCGACTGCAGGCAAGATCTTCGCCACGGTGGTCGAGGCGAAACAGGACTGGTTCTTCTAATGGCGAGATACCGCGCAAAGACGCTGTGCTTTGTTGACGGTGCGAAGATCCGGCCGGGACAGGAATTCTCGACGGACGCGCCGGTCAACAAGGATGCCTGGGAGCCGATCGACGCGGCGGCGCCGGAAGAAAAGCCGGAACTGAAGCTGGAAACCAAGGTGGAGGCCAAGCCTGCCCCGAAGCCGACCGGCGACCCGTTCGCCGCAATGGACGAGGATCAGGCTCGAAACTTCATCGCAAGCAAGGGCGGGGTTGCTCCGGCGCCCGGCGCGAGCCTGACCAAACTGCGCAGCGCGGCCAAAGCGGCCGCGGCTGTTGAGGAGTAAGACATGCCGTTGCGGCCAGCAGTCAAAGAAGGCCCGTTCGATCACTTCCGCTATCGCGGCGGTCCGGTCGACATGGCCGTGGGCGAGTATGGCCTGCTGACCCCGGGCCGTCAGGGCCTGATCTCCTTCGAAGAAGACTTCCTGTCGATCCGCATCGGCGCGTCGAACGTGTCGGGCTGGATCGTCAACAACTCCGGCGCTGTCACATCTGCGCTTGCGCAGGTGACGACGGGCCATGGTGGCGTCGGCCTGGTTGTTCCGGGCAGCACGGCGACTAACAACGCGCACTATCAGTGGGGCACCAACACCACGGTGCTGTCGCCCTTCACCATGGTGGCGGGCAAGCGCCTGTGGATGCAGACCCGCTTCAAGACCGAAGACGCCGACAAGAACCTCCCGATCATCGGCCTGCACACATCGCAGACCGACCCGTGGAACACCGAGCCGGCCGACCAGTTCCTGTTCCGCTCGCTGACTTCGGATGGCGTGCTGCAGTTCGTCTGCGGCACGACGAACTCGACCGAGCAGACGGCGACCATGGGCACGCTGGCCGACGATACCTGGTATCGCGCCGAAGCCTTCTACGATGGCGTCGGCACTGCGATGGCCTGGCTGTGGAGCGACACCGGCACGCTGATCACGGCGGCGCAGGTCGACTGCTCGAGCACCAACCTGCCGAATGGCGCCATGACCGTGGCGTTCGGCATGGAAATGGTCGACACGGGCGCCGACGACTTCTCGATCGACTATCTCAACGTCCACATGGAACGCTGATGGAGGCGGACATTGCCCTCCAAGATCGAGATCCTCCGGGCCGTGGCGGTAGCCGTCGGCGCTAGCCCTCCTTCAGACGAGAACGAAGACACCGATTTCATCCGCGCCATCAGCCCGCTCTGGGAGCAGGTGGTGTCGGACTTCTCGACGCGGCATGCCTGGACGTGGGGCACGCAGACGCGCGAGACCTCGGCAAATTCGGAAACCCCGCCAGCGCCGTGGACGTATTCCTACACGCTGCCGGTTGATCACACGCTGGTGCGCGACGTGCGCGACGATAGCGGTGGCCCGCTGGATTACGACATCCAGGGCCAGCGTGTGTTCTGCGACTATGCGGGCCCGATCCAGATCCTGATCAATGTGGCGGAAGACCCGAGCGTGTGGCCGGGCGATTTCGCGTCATGCGTGCGGACGACGCTCGAAGGCATGATGTGGAAGGGCATGCGCGACGAGTATGATCGTGGCGAGCAGCTGATCACGCAGGTCGATCCGCCGCGTGGATCTGGCCGGCTGCAGAAGGCGATCTCGCGCAACAAGCGCCAGAAGCCGCCAGGCAGGCACAATCATGGCACGATCTATCAGGCCTACCGCAACTCGCTGACGCGCCGGCGGTCCAATGGCTAAACGGACCCGCGCCCATTATTCCTTCCTGGCCGGAGAAGCCGATCCCCAGTTTGAGCGACGCAGCGACTGGCAGTTCTGGATCAATTCGGCCAAGCGGCTGCGCAACGTTCGCATGCGCAATGGCGGCGGCATCAAGCGGCGGCCGGGACTGGCGCGCGTGGCGACGCTGTCGGGCCGTGGCAGGCTGTTCCCCTTCACGGCGACGGACGGCACGCGGCTCCTGATGATCCTCGAGCCGGCGCGTTATCGCGTGATGTCGACGGCCGAGACGTTCGAGACGACCGTGACCTCGGGGATGCCGTGGGCTGTGGGCGATCTGAACGATCTGCAGGTGGCCGCCGAGAACAACGCGGTGACGGTGGCGTCGACCAGCTTCTTCCCCTACGTGCTGACGCGGACGCTGGCGGCGGCGTGGAGCGAGGCCGCTCTCGACTTCTTCGAGCCGGGCGATGCTTCGGTGGCGCAGCCCTATTATCGGTTTCCCGAGACGATCGGCATCACGCTGACGCCCAGCGCAACCAGCGGTTCGGGGGTAACCCTGACGGCCTCGGCGGCCCTGTTTGTCGCCGACCATGTGGGCTGCCGCTTCCGCCTCTATGACCGCGAGGTGGAAGTCACGGGCTACACCAGCAGCACCGTCGTCACCGTGACGGTGATGCAGACGCTGTATCCGACCCTGAACATCACGGTGGGCTCATCGGTCGGCTTCAATGTCGGCGACCAGGTCACGACGTCGACGGACGAGATCAATGGCGAGGTGACCGACATCGTGTCGGCGACCGTGGTGCGGGTGAACCTGGTCGACAGCTACACCAACCCGACGACGACTTCGAACAATCTGGTCGGTCCGACGGCCAGCAGCGCGATTTCTGGCGTAGCGACAGCTGGATCTCCGGAGGGCACGACGCAATGGGACGAGCAGCTGATTTCATCGGTGCGCGGCTATCCGGGCGGGACCGGGTTTCATCGCGGCCGCCGGCTGCTCTACAATTTCCCGCAGGCGCCGCATGTGCTGTGCGCGTCCTCGCAGGACGAGACCGACGATTTCAATCTTGGCGACGCCACGGATGCCGACGCCATCCAGGCCGGCATCGGCGACGCGATCGGGCAGCAGATCCGGCATGCGATGTCGGCGGAACAGCTGATCCTGCTGACGACGGCAGGCCCGTATTATGTTGGCGAAGGGCCGGGCACGCCGTTCACGCCGACGACGGTGGACTTTCTCGACATCGGCCCGGAGCCGGTAGCCATGTGCAACCCGATCAAGAGCTCCGAAGGCGTGGTCTATGTCGACAGCGACGTTGCCCGCCTGATGGCGCTGGCACCGACGGGAAACGTGCGGCGCTCGTGGGAAACCGGCGACCTGTCGGACCTTGCCCCGCACCTGCTTAACGGCATCTCGCGCATGTGCCTGATCGATGGCTGCGAATGGGGGCCGGAGCGCTACATCGCGATCATCAATGAAGATGCTGAGCTGGCGCTGATGCACTACCGCCGCGGCGAAGAGGTGCTGGGCTGGACGCCGTGGGACACGGACGGCGACTTCATCGACATCTGCGTCTTCAACAACAAGGTCTATGTGATCGTGGAGCGCGATGGCGCCTATTGCCTTGAGCGCTTCGACGAGAACCGCCTGCTCGATGACAGCCTGCTGGCGACGGGTGCGTCCTCGATCACCGACACGCACTGGGCCAGCGCCACGCGCGAAGTGGTCTGGCGTAAGACGGTGGGCAGTCAGGCGCGCCGGGCCAGCATCGGCAATTTCACGGCGGACGCATCCGGCATCATCTCGGGTCTCGAGGCGGAAAGCCGCGACTATGAGGTGGGTCGCTCCTTCGCGCCGGTGATCGAGCCGTGGCCGCCGATCGACCCGAACCGCCCCTTCCGCGGCATGATCCGCCTGTCGGGCGTGGTGGTCGATCTGGTCGACAGCGGCCTGTTCAAGGTCAACAACAACAACGTCACCCCTTACGATTACTGGGACGATCAGGAGGAGCTTCCGCCGCTGCGCACGCGGCATGAGCGCGTGCCCCTGCTGGGCCTGTCGCGGGATGCGACGGTGGTGATCACGCAGGACTGGGCCGCGCCGCTCGAGATCCGCATGCTGGTTGTGGAGGCGGGCTGATGCTGACGGAAGTGCAGCGCGAGATCATGCTGGCCGGCGAGCTCCTCTCCTTTGGGCCGGAGGCCATCCTCGAGGTGTTCGGTGGCATCGAGCCGGTCGATTGCCCGGTGACGCACCATTTTGGCCCTGGCGTTTACATCCGCGAGTGCTTCATGCCTGCGGGCACACTGGTGGTAGGCCACGCGCACCGGCATGCGTCCCTCAATGTGATGCTGAAAGGCAGGATGGTCCTGCTAATCGAGGGCGCCGTGACGGTGGTCGAGGCGCCCTTCATGACGACTTCCCCGCCAGGACGGAAAGCAGCTTACGTGCTTGAGGATACTGTCTGGCAGAACATCTTCGCGACCGAGGAGCGTGATCTTGATCGTCTCGAGGACATGTTCATTGATCGCACCGGAGCACTGGCATGAGCTTCGCCAATCTTGCCATCGCCTCCACGATCGTCTCGGCCGGAATGTCCATCCAGGCCGGCCGCCAGCAAGCTGCATCGCTCAAGGGCCAGGCGGCTGGCGCCGAGATGGAAGCGCGGATTGCCGAGCTGGGCATCAAGCAGACGACGGCGCGACGCATGGAAGGCCTGCTGGCTGACCTTGGCGCCATTCAGACACGCCGCGCGACGCAGAACGTGGCTGTAGGCGGGTCCGCCCTGACCGCCGAGAAGTCCTATGAGAAGGAATACCTGAGCTCGCTGCGCTCGGACATTCTCAACCAGCGCTATGGCGTCGTGGCGAAGCGGACGGAGGCAAGCTCCCTGCGGTCCGGCGCGCGTGCTGCGAACATCTCGGGCTACGCTAGCGCAATCAGCACACTGGCGGGCGGCTTCCAGAAATGGGGCGGCGGCGCGCCTGGCGCGGGAGGAACCTGATGGTCCGTCGCGCTGGCATGATCGACACGGAGGCGTCTGTCGTTCAGACGCCGAACCTCGGCGGCGGATCGCACCCGGCGACCCTGCAAGTCTATGAAGACCTGGCCCGCACGGCCGGCGCGATCGGCGACGCTGTGCAGCCCATGGTCGACGCCGGAACCGAGAAGCGCGCGCGCGAAGCCGTCGCGAAGGGGGATTACCGCCCTGCCGGCGACATGACGCGGCAGGACGAGATCTACAACAAGGTGGTCGACGCGGGCTTCATGGCGCAGGCCTCGATCGACGTCGACCGCATGCTGGGCGACCTCGAGAACAAGCATCTCGGCACGCTCAACATGGAGGAGTTCGGCAAGGATCTGGATGCCGCGCGCACCACCTACCTGTCGAACATCGACGAGCGTTTTGCTGTGCCTCTGGCGCAGGCGTGGGACAAGCAGGCGCTAAACGCGCAGCAGCGGCTCTCGGGGCTGGCGACGACCAAGGCGATCCGCACAGCCGACGAGGCCATGAAGGCGCGGATGGATCTCGACCTTGATCGTATCTCCGGCGCCAGCAACCTGGCCGACAATGAAGTGAGCTTCGCGCTGACGCGGATCGAGAGCATCGGCCGGGCCCGCATCGCCGCAGGCCAGCTGACGCCGGAAGAACTGGACGCCACCCTGCTGACGGCGCAGTCGCGCGTGATCGCCAACGGGCTGGCTGACACGGCGGTGCAGTCCTATGCCGAAGGCAAATTCACCGACGAAGCCTATACCGCCTCGCTGAAATCGCTGGACGAGGCGATGGCTTCGCCGGATCTCACCTTGTCGCGCACCGAACGCAGCGCGCTGTTCGGCAACGCCAAGTCGGCGTTGAACGCCCAGCGATCCGAGATTAAGGCGCAGGAGCGTGAGCTCGAGGCGCAGATCCGCGCGGCGCAGACCGAGGCGTCGGGCGAACTGACGCTGGCGATCGGCGATGCGCGGACCCGCGCCGGCGAGGGCTATGGTCCCAGCCCGGAAGAAATTCTCGGCCTTCGCAAGCTTGCGGACAGCACGCGCAACCCGGCGCGGTTTCACGCACAGATCGACACGCTCGAGCGCACGTCCCAGGCGCAGCAGATCATGCGCGGCATGTCGATCCCGGAGCAGGAGCGCGAGATTGGTGGGCTGGAGTTGCTGGCCGCAAATGGCAATACGGAAGCCGCGCGCATGCTGGACCCGGTCCGCAAGGTGGCGTCGGTGTCACGCCAGCAGGCCGAGGCTGATCCCGCGACATACGCTGCTGTGCGTGAGGGCCGGGATATTCCCGTCATCGACTGGCGCACGCAGGATGCGACGCAGAGCACGATGGCGAGCCGCTTCCAGCAGGCCGAGATTGCGGCCGAGGATCTTGGCGTCGCGCCGAAGTATTTCTCACCCTCCGATCGGGTTCAGCTGAAGGCGATCGCTGACAAGGGTGGCGCCCAGGCGCTGCAGGCTGTGACAGCCATCGTGCAATCGGCCAATGCGTCTGGCGTCGACCCCCTGCGGGTGATGGAGGAGATCGGTGGATCCGGCGCGCCGCTGATGGCGCAGGCCGGCGCGCTGATGGCGCAGGGCGTGCCGAGCGAGGTGGCGGCGAAGATCCTCTCCGGCAAGGCTGCGATGGGCTCCGAACTGGTCAAGGACAAGATCCCGAAGCAGGCGGTGCAGGCATCGGCCCAGCGCAAGGTGCTGGGAACACAGCTGACCGAAATGCGGCCGCAGGAACTGGATGCCATCACGCGATCGGCGGACGCCTACTATGCCACCGAGCTCCTCGAAAATGGCGGCCAGCCAAAGGGCACAGAAGGCCAGGCCTATGAGCGGGCCATGCGCGCGGTGACAGGCGAGTGGCAGGATCCGTCCGGCAAGACATTCGGCGGGCAGGTGAAGATCAAGGACAAGGCTGTCACGGTGCCGCCGTGGATTGAGAAGGGCCAGTTCGAGAGCGTGGTGCGCGGCCTGACGACGACCGAGGTGACGCGGGCGAACATGACGCAGCTGTTCTTCAGCGGGCTGGGTCGGTACTACGGCCGCGATGCGACGATCGCCGACTATCGCTCTGCGAAGCTGCTCGACGCTGGCGCGGGTCGCTATTATGTGGCCCCTGACCCGTCGAACGAGAGCCGGCTGATCCTTGCGCCTGATGGCAGGCCGCTGATCCTCGATCTCAACGCGATCCGGAAAGACCTGCAGTCGCGCAATCCGACAGCCGTGAGGTAATCATGGGCCTCGCCCCTCTGCCGCTGCAGCAGAAGATGCTGGACCAGCCGGAGCCCACACCGGCGCCGGCAACTCCCAACACCACCAACCGCACCTATACGGGCCCCGTGCGCCCGCCACCGGCGGGCTGGGAAGAGGCGTCGAACCAGCGCGAGGAGGATCGCCCAGAGATGGGCCAGATGCTCGCTGCCGCCTGGGACAATCAGGTGCTGAACTGGAACATGGACAGTGGCGATGTCGCGCTCGGCAACGCCTACAAGAACGTGATCGAGAAAGGCCGCGCTGCTGGCCTCAACATCGGATGGAACCCTGTCGCTGAATACCAGAACAGCTGGGGCTCCCAAGACTTCAACGCGCTGCTGTCGACCTGGCACGAAGAAGTGCAGAAGCAGATCGATGCAAACCCCAAGCTTGCTGAAGCGCTCGGGCCGATCACGCGGCAGACGATCGGCGAGATGGCGAACCAGCTCAGCCGCGATGCGCAGACGAAGTATCTGGACCTGAAGGAGCGCCGCGGCGAGGGCTTCTGGTCGCTCGACACGCTGGCCGAGTTCGGCGTGGGCATGGGCGCCTCTATGACCGACCCTTTTCAGGCCATCACCATGCCGGTGGGTGGCGGGTCGAAAACCATTGTGGGCGCCGTGGCCAAGGGCGCCGCGATCAACGCCGGCATCGAAGCAACGATGCAGCCTGCCATCATCAGTCGGCAGGTAGAGATCGGAAACATCGGCAGCTGGGACGAGGGCCTGCAGTCGGCAGGCACCAACATCGCCTTTGCTGCCGGGTTGGGTGGCTTGTTCGATGGCGCCGGGAAAGGTCTGGAAAAGGGATACAATGCCCTGCCGGGCGTGAAGCGCGATGCGCTCATGCGCGGCTGGCTGACGGAGCTGGAAGGCCTGCAGTTCAATGACGCCGCGGTGCAGAGCGCCGTGATGGGCATGGTCGGCGATATGGTCGAGAACGGTGGGCCCGTTCGTATGACCTCCAGCACGGCAGACTTTTTCAGGGATGCGGCCAGCAAGGCTGGCAATGCCGTCACGGCCGGAAGGCTGGGCGAGATCGCCGACCAGATCGACCAGGAAGTCGAAGCCCAGAACAACCCGTCGCTGCCCGACAGCTTCGAGCCGGCGCGTGAGGCGATGACAGCGCTGGCGCGGACGATGGAGGAGCAGCGTCCCGAGGACGCCGCCGTCATCCGCAAGGCCATGTACGACGCCGAGCGCGACTATGAGACGATGCGCCAGCGGCCTGAGGGCGTGTCGCAGGACGAGTTTGTCGATGCGGTCGAAGCGGCCGACGCGCGAGTTCGCGGCCTGCAGGCATTCATGGACCGGCCGCAGCGCATGGCGGATGCGCCGGAGCGCAGCCTCGACACCACCGATGACGGCCCGGTTCCGCGCGCGGGCGAGCGGCTGACCGAGGACGGCAAGCCGGTGGAGTTCACGCGCTTCGATCCGCGCGAACTCGGGGTTGCCCCCGATGAAATGCAGTACAAGCGCTATGCCGGCGAGGATGGCGTCAACAACGCCATCAGCGATGTGGGCGCCTGGCATGCGCCTTCGTCTGGCAAGGTGCTGGTGTTCGAACGGACCAATGGCGAGAGGGTGATTGTCGATGGCCACCAGCGCCGCGCGCTGGCCAGGCAGATGATGGATGGGCAGGGCCGCGACGACATTCGCCTCGATGGCTATCTCTATCGCGAGGCCGATGGCTGGACGGCGGCCGACATGCGCCTCAAGGGCGCGCAGAAGAACATCCGCGAAGGCCGCTCCGACGTGCTGGACACGGCGCAGGCGCTGCGCGAGCAGCCCAACGCGATCGATGCTTCCTTCCCGGTCTCGCGCTCCAACATCCGCCAGGCGCGTCAGCTGGCCCGCCTGTCGCCGGAAGCGTGGGATCTGACCCGCGCCGGCGTGCTCGAGCCGCACTATGCGGCGCTGATCGGGCAGGTCGCGCCGGACCGCCCGGAGATCCACGGACCGCTGGCGCGCACGCTGGTCGAGGCGGCGCCGGAGAATGTGCGGCAGGCCGAGAACATCGTCTCGGAAGCCCTGCTGGACTATGCCGAGCGGGACGTCTCGACGCAGGCCAGCCTGTTCGGCGACGACAATCTCGGCCGCGCGGTGATGTACAAGGAGCGGGCCCAGATCATGGACGCGGCCTATGCCTGGCTGCGATCCGAACGCTCCGTGTTCAAGGCGCTGGTGGACAAGGGCGACATCGCCCGCGCGCTGGGCAACGAGCTGGTCGATGCCGCAAACCTGACGGCGAAGGACCAGGTGGAGCTTGCCATCGCGGCCGTGATGCACTCACGCAAGGCGGGCGTGCGGACGGCGGTGACGGACATGATCAGCCGCGCGCTCGACAGCGTGCGGCGTGAGGGGGTCACGCCGACCCGGGCCGGCCAGCAGGTGGCACGCGAGATCAGGGCGCTGATCGAGGCGCGCGGCTTCCGGGCCCTGCTGGATGCCGAGGGGCCCCGCCCGCCAGAGATGGCCGAAGCGGGCCCGCTGTTCGACGGACCCGGCTCCAAGGCGCATGCCGAGCAGGCCGACATGCTGGAAGGCGACCTGCGGCCGGAGGGTCGCGAGGATCCCGGTGTCGATCTCGCCAAGTCGGTGGCGACGCCGGACCCGGTCACCAGCCTGGTCGATGAACTGAAGGGCGCCGGCGAAGGCGCTGCACGCTCGGCCGAGCAGGTGATCGCAGACATCCGCCGGCTGCTGGCCCCGCCGAAGACCGAGGGCGCCGGCAAGGCGGTCGACCCGGCGCAGCAGGTGCTGGACGAGTTCAAGCGCTTCGAGCAGGCCGAGAAGGGCCTGCGTGAGGCACTGGCGGGCCTGACGGACGCCCAGCGGCTAACGCTGGTGAAGATGCAGTATCCCGACGCCTATGCGCCGATGACGCGCCTCGAGGGGTTGGAGCTCGAGGATGCGATCGTCGGCCGCGTGATGGCGGGCGAGGTTCTGTTCTCGCGCCGTGGCGATGCCGAGACCGAAGTCACCTACAACAAGTTTTCCAGCGACGTGCTGACGGCGAAGGAAAACAAGATTGTCGAGATGGCGATGAACGGCATCCCGAACCTCGACATCGCCATTGAGGTTATGAGCACCACCGGCAGCGTGCGAGTGATGCTTGTCCGCGCCAAGAAGAAGCTGGCCGCAGCAGGAACGCCGATCGAGATCAAGCCCGGAGCCAGAGGCGCCTCAGTTGAGGGTTTTCCGCCTGGCGCGCTGCGCAAGGCTGTGTCGGAACTGATGGAAAGCGGCGTTACCGAAGCGTCCGAGATCATGCGGCTGTTGTCCCGTCAGGGCATGCCCGTGAAGCCGGACAGTATCTACGTCTACATGTGGCGCTGGCGGCAGGCGAAGCAGAAGGGCGTGAAGTTTGCCCGCGGCGATGGCGTCCGTCCGAATGGCCTAACGCCGGAGGAACTGGCCAGCGAGATCAGCGCGGAGTTCGGCGACGGCGCCAGCGCGCTGATCCGGGCGGGCGAGATCAACATTGTCGACACCCCGCCGAAGTGGGCGGCGCCTGATGCGATGGCGCTGACGGATGCCAAGGGCCGGGTGACGCTGTTCTCGTCGAACGTAAACGCCGCCGAGGTGCGCGGCCTGATCCTGCACGAGGTGGGCGTGCATGCCGGTCTCGAGGCCATGCTTGGTGCGCAGGGAAAGGCTGACCTTCTCGAAGCCCTGTCGGCCCGCTGGGATGCGGGCGACGAGAGCGTGCTGGCTGCCTCGCGCCGCGTGCCGCCCGACACGCCAGCCGAGCATATGATGGAGGAGACGCTCGCCTATCTCGTACAGCACGCGCCGAAGAACACCTTCGTGCAGCAGCTGTTCGCCGACATCCGGGCGTGGCTCTACAAGACCTTTCCGAAGATGCGCGACTGGATGACGCTGACGGATGCGGACCTGCAGTCGCTGGCGCTGGGCGCCGTGCGCAACCGGATCAAGCAGCGCGCCGCGAGCCCGACGCCGCTGTTCCAGCCGCAGCTGGTGCTCAGCGATCGCGTGTTCGGTGTCGGCCAGCCGGACGAGCTCGGCTTCATCACTTCGGCCGAGCGGGCGCTCTCCAACCCGCCGCCGCGCTTCCGCGATGTGAAGCGCCTGACGGCAGATCAGTGGCGCAAGCTGATGCGCGAGGGTGGCGCGTCGAAGGAAGCCTTCACCTGGCAGATCGAGCCGGCGCTGACGCTACTGAAGGATCAGGGGCTCACGGGCGACATTCCGCGCGCGGCCTTCGAGGAGGCGCTGGCGCGGACGCGCGGAACACTCAAGTCGGTGGATACGAAGCCGCTCAAGGGCGACAGTTTCGAGGTGCGCAACCGCCAGATCCTCCGGCTGAGCGATGCCGCAGGCCGGGCCATCGCGCGGGGGGATGAAGTCGAAGCCGCGCGCCTGCGCGCCAAGGCCGCCGAGTTGGAAACGCGGAGTGAGGCAGACTATTCACAATATGTCGCCGCTGGCCCCTCAAAGGCCTACCAGCAACAGGTGTTCTTGCTGCCTCCGGAGCAGGGCAAGGGCTACCGATCCCACAACTGGAGCAATCCCAACCCCGTTGGACATGTGCGCTGGACCGAGCGTGTGACGGCCGCCGGCGAACGTGTGCGCCATGTTGAAGAAGCGCAGAGCGACATCCATCAGGAGGGGGCAAAGTATAAGTACAAGGGTGAGGGCGTCGACCCGCAGGAACAGCGCCGGATCTATGAAGCGGCGCGTGAAGCATCTGTGCGCGCGGAAGAAGCATACGACCGTTGGGTCTCGTCGCAGAAAGCCGGCCCGTCAAACTTTCCTAACGCCAGTTATGCGTCGAGCTTGTCAGACGCTTCGCGCATCGCCGACCCGACGGGTCGCGAGTTGTATCGTGAGGCTGTCACCGCAGCGGCTCGACATCGCCAGCTTATGGATGCTGGCCAGACCGGCGATGCGTGGGTCCGCTCGCCCCCCCGCGTCCCGATGGAAAACTGGGAGGAGCCCTTCGTGCGCTTCGCCCTGCTGCAGGCGGTGAACGATGGCGTGGACGTCATCAGCTTCCCGACCCACGCCACGCTCCACAGCGCCCTGCAGAACGAAGGCACGAAGAAGTTTTACGACGAGCGGCTGCCGCAGACGCTGAAGCGGGTGGCAAAGTCGCTGGGGCTTAAGGTGGAAAGCGTCATCATGGATACGGGCCCGCGAAGTGGCCAGTACAGGTACGTTAACGGCGACAGTGACGTCGATTTCTTTGAAACAGGCGGGCCAGCTTCCGTGCCCGCCATCCGCCTCACCCCCGAAGCCGGCGCCAAGCTGCAGGAAGGCGTGGTGATGTACGCGCGCCGGGGCGGCCGGGATGCTGACGCGGCGGTAGGATATGAACAGACCCGGGCCGGCGGCGTCGTTTCGACAAGCGACACAAGTCGTGCTAGAAGGCCGCGCAATGGATCTGACAGCCCGCAAGAAAGCAGTGGAACCGAAGTATCAGGCGGCGCTGGCCGACCTGGACGGACTGACGTTCGAGACGATGCAGGAGCTGGTGCAGCAGCTGCGATCGGCGGGGATGCTCAGCGAGGGGCACAAGCTCGGCGGGTTGTGGCGTCAGAACCGCTCCCGGATCCGCCAGCAGGAGCGGACCTCAAAGGCTGGAACGAGCCCATCGACCTTAGCCCCGCCGATCGCGCCGAGCGAAAAGCCCTCTGGCGCGACTGGGTAGACCAGGCGGAAGTCATCACATCGTCTGCAAGGTGGCGTTCCGACTTTGGCATCAAGGGCGGGCGAATGGTCGATGGCGCTGGCCGGGTGGTCGAGAGCCGCGCCTACCATGTGAAAGTCACCGACGACATGCATCCGAGCTGGGCCGATGCGCTGGGTCTCGAAGAGACAGCCGTGCGTATGGAGATCCATCAGGGTGAGGCGATTGTGCCCGAAAGCCATGTCGCCAAGAGCTTTCGATCGACCGGCCTGGGCGGGAAACTCTATCAGCGCGCCGTCGATGATGGTCTCGCCGCCGGGCTGGTTGTGAATTCAGACATGAACATGTCGGCGAATGCGATCGCGACCTGGAAGTCGCTGCGGGCCAAAGGCTATGACGTGATCCAGCGCATTCCCGACAGCCGTCTGGTGCAGGATGAAGACGGGATGTTTTCGCATGCTGGCGAGCCGACATCGATCTTCTTCGTCGCCCGCAAGAAGCCGCCCGTGCCGGAGTTGCCGGAACCGACGCGTGACGTCATGAACAAGATCAACGAAGCCCGCGACCTCGCCGAGCACATCCCGGCCTGTATCAAGGGCAAGCGGAGAGGCTGATGGCCAGACCAGCGACACCGGCGACCGGCGGCCCTGCCTTCATCGCCTGCCTCGACAACGAGTTCCAGCAGGGGCTGGTGAACAGCGGCCTCTATCAGGAGTTCCGGGGCCGCTGGGCGTCGCAGGTCTATGGCGGGCCGAACGCCATGAACCCGGATGCTCGCGCCGAGCAGATCATCCAGGACATGATGGCGACCTTCCAGGAGGAGCGGCGCCGGGCCCTGCTGCAGTGGCAGGCGACGCGCCGGGTGGCCGAGGCCATGCGCTCCTATGTGAACCGCAAGGGCATGCCTGACGCGGGCGAGTTTGCACTCGAGCTGCTGTATTCCATGCGATCGGGCGACAGCTCGGTGGAAGGTCGATCGGAGGCGCTGTTTAATAGCTTCCAGAACGACCTCAACCAGTTCTTCCTGCGCTTTCGCCGGCGCGACCTGACGGGCACACAGCGCAATCTTGCCGAACTGCACGACGTGGTGCGCGAGCTCGACGGCCAGCAGACCAACAACCCGGCGGCGCGCGCCTATGCGCTGGCCTGGCAGCAGGTGTCGAACCAGTCGCGGCTGATGTTCAACGCGGCCGGTGGCAACATCCCCCGCATCGATCGCTGGATCATGCCGCAGATGCACAACCCGGCAAGCGTCGGGCGGGACTTCGATGCCTGGTACAACTTCATCCTGCCGCGGCTGGACGTGGCGCGCATGCTGGATGGCCGCACGGGCCTGCCGATCAACCCGGCCGACCTGCCGGATGCGCTGCGGGCGGTATGGACGTCGATCACCACGCGCGGGCTGGGCGCCGATGAGGCGCAGCTGCGGGCAGGCGGCGTCGGGTCGCTGGCCATGCAGCGCCTCGAGCATCGCTTCCTCGCTTTCAAGGATGCGGATGGGTGGATCCAGTACCAGGACGAGTTCGGCTCGGGCACGCTGATCGACGTGATGTTCTCGCACCTGCGCGGCATGGCGAAGGACATCGCGGCGATGCAGGAGCTGGGCCCGAACCCCGGTGTCACCATTGACTGGCTGAAGCAGT